ACGCATATATTCTTTATAGTCCCATGAGTCTAGCCACGCCTGTACCTGTACCATAGCCTGCCAGTCAGTTACTGGTGCACCCTGTTCAAAGGTGTGCGTGCACAGGTAAGGTCCATGACCGTACATTAACTGTGCTTTCTTCTTAAGTATACCAGGTGCCTCATTGTTGTTCTTAACGATGTCTCGAACGACCAGAGGTAACCTATTATCACCACCGTATGGAAAGATGCGCAAATCACCGAGCTGGTGAAACGCATCACCCCAATCGAGGTTATGCCTGGGTGCAGGCATGCTATCTACATCACGTGGATTAGACAACACCTCAAATGAAAAGGAATGGTCGCTTGTGGTCATAACACCAGCGTTGCGGCCTACGGCTTTATACGACATAACAATGTGTTTTGAAATTTAAGAAGTAGCGGAGCATAGAATATACCCGGTTTGTTACTGTCTAGATCTGTATAATGTACGAGTACATCTCTTAACTGAGACTGGTCCGCATTGTAACCAGGTCTAAGGACACAACGGTTGACAATTTTAACACCCGTAGACAACCCCTTACTTGCGTTGTGCGATAGGAATTCCATACTAAAAGGAACGCCTTCATCAGACATAGCACGCATACGCTTAAGAATTTTCTTTGCTACTTTCATACCACAATGATATGAAGCAAGTACGTTGTATGCTGTAACGTTGAACTAGGACAAGCTGCGCTAGGCGGGTACTGGTTGGGTCGTGAAACGGCTTTAACTTAACTAGTTCATTTAAAGGTATTTATCATATTTCTGCGTGCGGGGTTTTTAAATTTTGCATAACACGGTTTCTAGCGGGCTGGGGTTAGAAAACATCCATACATATTTACTTTGTAAATATGTATGGATAGTTGCCTGATAATGTGTTTTTTATCGGTTTTTGTAATCTTATTAACGGTGTTTTTTTATAATATTTTAGATGAAATACCTTATAAAAACGTTGTAAATAACTGTATTACAGTGCATTAAACTTTACTATATGGAAAGTTTTTCGTATATTTAGGTAACTTTAAAAATCTAAGTTATGACTACAACACCTGAAGTACCAGTAAAAAAAGCGACCGTAAAAACGGCAGCTAAAAAGACCACTATACAAGAGGTCAAAGAAATTATTAACCCGTCGCCTGTGTCCAGGATTAAAAGGTTAGAATTGTTTCAGAAAATCGCAGATAGGCACACAAAGCTCCTAGAAAAAAAAGATGAACTAGACAGTTTTAACGTGGGAACCGATGGGCTAAATGAAAAGCTTGTTTTGCATTGCGGCGATTTATGTTTTGAGATAAGCAACTCGCAGGTAATCGCAAAGCTTAAATTAGGCATTGAGGATAAACTCCTAGATCTTATCGAGCAAAGCGGTAACGAGATAGTGAGTTACCACATTTAACAACAAGCAAAACCCCTTGCAACGGCTATCGCAAGGGGTTTTTAATTTATGACTACAACAAATAATCACAGTACAAATCTACAACAAAAAAATGACCGCAACAATATGCCCTTTACAAACGTATGAGCCCAAGTTCTTAGAACTGGTGTACTCTGCACTAATAAGCGTACAAAGTACTAAAGTAGACTACAACGGCAGCGACTGTATAGCAGTTTTTAGAAATGCCGACTTAACAGACATAGGATTTGCAGTGCGCAGGACCCAAGATGTTAAACTTCACCAAATATGGAGCAACGAACGACCAGACATCACAATAAAAGCAATCGTAACGCTTAAATACTAAAAAAAATCCAGCGCTGCTCTAACCGAGCAGCGCTGGCTTTTTATCAGTTCCCAACAAAATCGGGATCTGCTAGAACGATTTCCTTATCGTTCATAATACGTTGCCACTCTTTTCTCATAAAGAGATACTTCCCGGCATCACTGAAATTTGTCGAATACTTAACTAAGGCAATGCCTTTTAAAGTCTTCTCAGAGCTTTTGTCCTTAGTGATATGGCTAACACCATTTTTATCCTTACGCGACGATGTGCGAGTCGCCTGTATGCTTGTGGCAAAGTACGGACACATAAGTTTATCGATTAAAATCTTAGGCATTTTACTATTGTAACCACCATAAAGGCGTTTCATGAACAAATATTCCGCGTCTTGCCCTATCGTTGCCTGACCGCGTGACATCAGTTCTACTCGCCAGCCTGTTATATGGTTGTCTGCTTTTGTTAAACTTTCTGAAAGCCATGTTGCATAGTCTCTTTTTGTTGCGCGGTTCTGGTTACCTGACCTATCATAATAGGCACGTATCACCTGCGTTGGGAAACCTGCAAAGAACGCAAGGAAATCTTTACACATATCTTCTAAATCGTCTGGTGCCAGTGAATAAAACTCTTTAAGAACATAGTAATAATTACCACGTCGCTGTCCGATCACCATAGAGCATTGATTGCCAAAGTCAAGCCCTATTTCCAAAGGCAGGTTTTTGTCTAAAAATTTAAGAGCTTTCCAGCTATATTTGATTTCTTCTTTTAACGAGAACTTTTCATAATAACCGTCTACAATACCGTTATTAAAAAAGTGATGCTCGCCCAGAGTCGGGTAAAAACTCTCTCCCTTGTTTAAAATAGGCTTTAAGCTCACTACCGATTTCATAAATTCCGTAGGACCTAAAGCCACAAGCGAGTCTTTAAAGTAGTCTACTGACAGTACTCGCGCATTTGTATAGCTGCTCGTTGTGTAGAAAAGTGTCAGATCTTTACGCGCACGCGTCCAGTCTATAGTCCAGCGTTTTAAACTACCCAGCAGTTTATTAACGGCTGTGTTATTACCGCGTTCAGACTCTTTTTTAATATCTCTTTTGATACCGTTAAGAACGAGGCCTACTTGCAGGGCTAGTTCACAACGCTCTTGATCCATTTCCTTTTCCCAGTTTAAAATCCAGTCGTGCTCTTTGTCCAAAATGTCTGGCATATCTGTGGTAAAAGACACGCCACGATAATATATACTATGGCAAAAACGCACATACTCACCACGTATGGCGGGCATGAGCTTTTTAAGCTTACTAAAATCTAGATGCTTTGCCTCGTCGCCAAAAATATGCTGGTAAGAATTACCCGCAAGCGATGATGGTTGATCGAGCGAGCCTATAATCATAATGGTACCGTTCGTAAAGCATATGGTATGCTTATAGGTAAGCGGCCTCTTGTAGGCCTTTTTCCAAGAATCGGGAGGTTTTATGTCCACAACATAGTCCCGTCCTTCCATCCAACCCTTGCGGGTCCACCCTTCGAGCAGCACAGGCAATATATTTCGGTGCGCATCTTCATAAGTCGCAGCGACCCATGCAATGTATGCCCCAGGCATATCTCTAATCACTTTCATGCTACGCTCTGCAAGTATGTCTGCGGTTTTACCGGTAGCACGACCTGCAATCACGAGCAAATTTTTAGGCGACACGAGGTCTAGCCCCATCTTAGGGTAGGACGCAAACTCAAACCTTGCATTTTTTGTGCTAATCTTTGTAGGCATCGTCTTCGCGTTTTGGGAACATCTTAAACGGCAACAGGCCTGCATGCATCTCTACCATATCGCGCACCTTATCGGTAACATCTGGCAGGGCTGCTATTTGTTTCTTCAGGGCAACTCTATCTAGTGCTGGTAGCCCGAGCTCTTCGCTATCTACCGAGTAGATAATCCACGGCTCTACAACGCTATCGTCTATCTCTATCGGGTCAGGCTGATCTAGTCGTAGTACTTTGGCAAGATCTAACAAGCTTTTATTAATAGCGATAATGTCTTTTACATCTTTAGCAATAACTTGCGAGAGGCTTATGTTCTTCATCATCTTGTCCGCAATGATGTTGCGGTATGCATCTCTAGAAATTCCTCGCTCTGCATGAAAATACTCCATGGCATCGTCATGCACACGGCAAGCGAGCTCGCGCGAGAAACCTTCTACTTTTACAAGATGTTTTACAATTAAATCTCTATGGCCATACTCATCTATACGGTTGTGCATGCAGCGCACCTTTTCCATATAGTCTAGGTATTGCACAATGGCAACGGGCGCATCGCTGCGGTCGCCGTGATCTACAAATGCGTAGATGTCTGACAGGTCTATTTGAGATATATCAAGTCCCTTTGCTAACTTACCCATCGTACAAGTGTTTTTCTTTGAGTTCCTGCAGGTGGCGAGCTGCCTCGTCATTTTCTACCATTTGTATCATGGTCATGTTACCGGCACGAGCATCGGTAACTTTTTTAAGCTGCAGATCTGCTTTTACCTGTAGCTTTCCCAATTCATAGGCATCACGTACCAGGCTTTTAGTATTGAGCCATTCGTTTCTAAAAGAAGCAACGTTAAGCTGCAGAACTTTCGCTATTTCGCGCCAAGAGAAACCCAGCTCGCTGTACTCGGTAATTTGCTCGTAGTCTCTGCCTTCTAGTTCAAAACTCATGGCGTATCTCTATTTCTTTAAATAAGCTTTCGCGAAAGCGGTACAAGTCACTATCGCGTGCAAATAAATATTGTTCTACTGCAGCATTATTGCTCCAGTTACCGCTGCCCTCGATAACGTACTGCCCATTATCTGTATCTAGCAAGGTTATTTTTGCATGCGTCCAGGCAAACTGCACTTTAACATTAGGCCTTGTCGCAGCCATGCTCTTTAAATAGTTTATGGTCGTGGGATTGCGCTGTATCATAGAGTCACTTATAAGCAGCGTCATGCTCGATATCATGCCCGTGTCGTGCATTTCTATAAACGCATCTACCACACTTGCTGCAAGACTGTATGTGCAGGCATACATGTGTTTTATATGGTGCAGCTCGCCCACAAATGGTATGAAGGTAAAGGCATTAAAAGACTTATCTGAATGCAAGAAAAAGAACTCCTTGTCTTGCGGTAATCGTTTTAAATCGCGCTTTACGTTTCCTAGTTTCTGAAAATGAGCGAGCAGATACCTCGAAAGGTACTGCTCGCTTTTTTTTTGCTTTTCTAGCGCTTTGCGCCTTGCTGCAATATCTATAAGTCCTTTACTCGCTGGCATCTACTTCTGGTTCTGCAATCACGTCCTGAGCATCTAGCACCTCGCCAGCAGCAAGTTGTTTAGAGGCCGCCTCTTTAAGCACAGCTTCCATCGCTTCTTTCTCAGTCACATACTCATTTATACGTTGCTGTATGGTCGCGCGGCTAGCGTCACTCTTTGCTGTGGTAAGCTTTTTTGTGTTGCTCAATATGTTGCGCTCGCATTGCTTAATGCGCTCTGGGTACTTTGCAAGGTCTAGGGCTTCTAGTTTTTGGGCAAGCAGGAGTTCTTTAAGTTTAGGGTGAGCACCCAACACTTTTTTAAATTCCCCGTAGTAGGTAAGTTCCTCATGAATGAGCTCGTTTAACTGCCAGTGCGCGATAACTGCGCCGCCTAGTTCAAACAGTTGCTCTGCTGTAAGTGTTGTCGCTGGTATGCCTTGCGCCTCGTCGCCGTATATAAGAATACTGAGCTCGCCATGACCCGATACAAAAGCACGGTATGCCGTCATCATATCACTTACCAAGACTTTTAACACGTCTGGCGTAGCTGCATCGTCTATAAATGGGTACATTGTAGCTATTTTAAAACCGTCTTTTGCAAGGTCTTTTGCGCTTTCTAACGCTGCATGTAAAGCTGCTTGTAAAGCTTCTGATTCAATATCGACACCTGGCATGGCAACATCTTCTACGCCACCAGGCGCAGCCTGAGCGATATCTAAATCGCCTACAGACAAATGCATCTTAAGGTCAAAAATAAGCGAGTCCAGTCGCTCTATACTGAATGCACCAGCGTTATAATATCGCAGGTTGTGCAGGCCTGTTTTTAAGGCCAATAATAAAGCCTTGTTATACCGCAGCTCTGGCAACGACTTCTCGTTACAAATTTCTATAAGTTCCTTTTTATCGCTCATGGCTCGATTTTTTAGATTATAATATTTATGTAAAAATGCAACCGCCTGTCATGTTTTGCTGTAACGTTAAAAAGCCCCGCATGTGCGAGGCTTTTTTTTATTTCAAACATACTTTATTCTAACTTCTAGATTGCTCTATAAGCAGCGTTGTCGAACCGTCAAACAATACTTTAAAGGTAATGCTCGCGCCTGGCAATGCTACCCAGCTGATACCGCCTTTTAAACGCTGTTGCACGGCACCCGTCACAATGTTTGCAAGGGTAGCAGGGTTTGCACCGCCTGCACCCACAAGGGTAAAGGTAGCGTCCTGACCCAGTGTTACACTGGTAAAGGTTATTGCAGTAGACGCTGTTGCGCTAGGTGCAAGATTGTACTGCTGCGTGCTGTTTGCCGCAAGTATTGCAAGCGCAAACGCTGCAGGCTGGTTTGCAAAGTTCAGAACTTTTGCACCGGCATAGTTACCTGGTAAGTAACGCGTACCTTTAAACTGCTTAAATTCAAAAGTAAATTTGTCGCCATCACTACCTTGTGCCTTTGCAGGCATTAAGTTCATGGGCGCACATTTTGTACCGTAAAACTCTGGCGCATTAGCGTCACAAAAATCTACTATTACATAACATGGTATGCCTATCCAGTGAGCTGCAAACTCTTTAGATCCTATTGCGTTGCCAGGATGCTCGGCCTTTACTTTTTGCATTACGCGTATCGCATCTTCGTCACCTTCTGCGTCGAACCCGGTTTCGGTCTTGGAAACGGTGCCATAAAAGGTTTCCATTTTTGCGTTAGGACGCATAACGATGTTGCCTAGCATGGTCACATCGCCGCCGTCTCTACTAGGTACAGACAGCACATCGTCTGCTGCGATAATGGTTATTATTTGTTCAAAAGCACTAGGAGCGCCTGGGCTCGCTATGGCATTTCTTGGAGCTGATTTTCTCATTTCTCTATAGTTTTTAAACTACCGCCCTTAGGCGATAGTTCTGTTAGTTTCAGTGAATACCCCATCTATTACCGTGAACTCTACAAAGTCCGCAGCAGTGTCTAGAACCGCAGCACTTGCAACACTTACATTACCTGCAATATTAGGTATGGTAAAGGCGCGACCTGCACCGGT